TGTAACACAAAATGTGTTATTCTGATTTAAAGGTTTCTTTTTTCATAATTCAACTTCTTTTAAATATAATTCAATCACTCTAATTGTCTTCTCTAAATCCAATTAAGATGTTTTACTATTCTGTATATTTGAGATTGACTAACATTAAAAACAAGACCTAATTTAGCTTGTGAATATAAACCTTCTTTATACATTAATCTTATTTTAATAATATCTTCTTTTCTTAATTTAGATAAATGAGATTTTTCTCCTTTAATCCCTGATTTTAAATTTGTTTTATATGCGTGTTGAGTATTTTCTTTTGCTGTACACCATTCAAGATTTTCTACTCTATTATCGTCTTTAATACCATTAATATGATTTACGGAAGGTTTACCTTCGGGATTAGGAATAAATGCAATTGCGACTAATCTATGTGCTTTAACTGTTTTATTCATTTTATCTATGCAAATTGTTGCGTGAACATAACCTCCTTTTGTTATGTTAGTTTTTAGTATTCTTTCTTTTCTTAATCCTAAATGATTTTCCTTATACTTAACCATTCTTTCCAATGATTTAATTAAACCACAATTACTTACTTGGTAATAACCTTCGTAACCAACAACATCTTTCCAAATTTTTTCTTGCATTTTTTTACAGTTAAATTATACAGTTAAAAAAGAAACGAGGAAGGTGTAACTGTATCACTTTTCAAACGGCTAATTACTTCCGATCTATCCTCGTATACAAATATACAAAAAATTATTTAATCATTCAGCTTTTCTGTTTGATTTTCGTATAAATTACCTTGCTCTTTAAGATATAGTTCTATTACTCTAATAGTTTTTTCCAAGTCAGTAATCCATTCACCCTTTTTTCTACAACGTACTATCCTCTTGATTACTTCAAATTCATATGCATTTAGTTCGTGTTGTTCAGCGAATAGGTAAAGACTTCCATTCGTGTTATTGTAGTGAATGTCAGATGCTTTAATTACAGGAGTAAACATCTCTATTATTTCAGTAAATTTAAAACACCATAACCAACTTTTATCTAAAACAACATCAATATCACTACCATCAATGTTTACAATTTCATATTCTTTATCAAATTGAATATATTTATAAGCTTTACATTCAGGATTCATTCCCCCTTCGTATCTTATTTTATCTCCTACTTTCATAATTTCATCTTTTTGTTAACGTCAACGATATGTTATAACCTAGTGTATTTATCAATTACTACACTTATCAATATCAATCCAATGGCTATTACACCTATTATTATTTCTCTGCTCATTGCTTTAGTTTTTGTTTGTAAGTCAAAAGTAATTCTTTTAATTCAATCTTCGTGAATTTTTTTACTTCGTATGCTTTTTCACGCAAAATTATGAATTCGTCTTTTCCTATCTTCTTCTCTAGATTCACTCCGTATAAAATTAAGTTACCGTGTAGAAAAGTATTACAGTATTCACATTGAAGATGTACGTTGTTCTCATCAAATCTAACATTTGCGTGACCTCCTGAAGAAAAGTAGTGACCTGCATTCTCTTTCTTGCAAGGCTTATTACAAGATATGCAATTCAATCCTTTATCACGTTGTCGAATCCAAGCATTAAATACTTGTTGCGCCATCTTCAAGTAGTCTTGAAGCGTTAATAAATCTTCTTTCTGCTTAATCTTCTTCTCCTTTTTCATAATAGCGAGATTCTTCAATGCTTGAGCAGTCTTTAAACATACTTCACATCGGTTAGTTTTAATAGTTGAATTATACTTTTGTTTAGACTCGAATGATTCGTTACAATCTTTACAGTTCTTCATTTGTTTCGTCTTTTAATAGTTGCTTTTTCAATTTTAAATTTTCTAAATGCAAACTTGAATTAATACTATACTGTTGTTCAATCGCTTTAGATAGTGTTTTAATCGTTTCTAATACACTTTCAAGTGCTTTTGCTTCACTTAGTATGTTTTGCTTTTTTTCTTCGCTTAAATGCAGTGATTTAGAACGAAACAATAAACGATTAATTGATATACTTAAATCAATTCTTGCTAGTTGTATTTGTATTTGATTCATAATACGTTTTTACCTTCGTTTAAAAATTGTGTTCCGTTCTGTAATTTAAACATAATTGGCTCTGCTGCGAATGTTGGCTTACCACCAGTTTCAGTTTCTTTAACTTTCTTAATATGAACTTCAGTGTACATCCAAAAGTTAGTATGCATTGGATATCTATGAATAACAATGAAATCATCTGCTCGGTTTCCCCACTTACCACCACCTTCGGCATCTGCCATATTCGGTGCCATTGGCATACCTTCGTAATCTCCTGCTTTATGCGTTTTGCGTAGTGCTTCCGTAGCAGCGTGAATACACATATAAATTGAAGTATTCGTTTTTTTAGCAAACAATCTAAGTTTAGTAGCCATTTCATAATCTAAATCGTGAGCATTAGCAAACTTTGGCTTTAAGAATGAATTATGTGGGTCAATCATTAACGTATCGTAATCACCTAACACTTGTACTTCTTTCATAAATTCTTCAATAGTCCAAGCCTTTTGTGCATCTATGAAATCAAAATGAGATTCAATAAAGTTTTTACAGTTTTCTAGTTGTTTAGGTAACATATCTTTAATCTTACATCCAGCATATAATTCAATCAAATTTCTTTTTAATCCGTTCACACTATTTTCAGCTGAATAAATCAAATGCTTTAATTCGTGTTTCTTAGCTAAACAAAGTAAGTACCATAACACCCAATACGTTTTACCTACATTTGCGTGTCCTAGAACGATGTTGAATGAAGCACGTTTGAATCTTAAGTTAACATCTAAATCAATACCTAATCCTAAACCCAAAGGTATTTTATCTAATCTAGACAATTCTAAAAATTCATCACTACTTCTGTGGTTAACTATCATTTCTTTTTTGTTTTTACGTGAAAGCCATTTACATCAATTTCATTACCCCATTGGTCTGTTGAAATTACATCTGCTTTTGTATTTATTACATTATCATTTACATTATCATTAACAGTTATGTTTGTTATCGTTTGATATGCTTTGTTATCGTTTGTTATAGATTGCCATCTTTTTACCATTCCTTTCTTGCCCGCTTCACTACGTTTGCCCTTGATTTCATTGAACTTTATCAAATCCCTTTTCAATTGTTGTTTAATTGGTGTAAATGCTAAATTAATAATAATATCTTCGCTTATTGGATTTTCATCGTTAACGTAGGCAAAGACGAACTTGATTAGTTCGCCTGCCTTTTCATTAGATAATTGCTCAAATAAAGCCTTTTGGTCTGCATATAGGATAAATCCTTTCTTATCTTCTGCCATTATTCAAATAATTGAGTTTGTTTTACACTTTCTTTAAATCTTTTATCAGCTTCTTTTAGATTTAAAATAGCTTGTTTATAATAACTATCTTTCAATTCTATACCGATTGCTTTACGACCCATTGAAACAGGACTAAACACCTCACTACCAACACCCATAAATGGAGTTAAAACAACTTCATTAGGATTTGAATACAATTCAACAATACGATCAATTACATCTAATTGTAATGGGTGTACGTGTTTCTCATCGTCCTCTTCTTTTGAATCTCTAAAAGGTAAAACGTTATCAATACGAATATCATCCCAAACAGAACTAGCGTAACGTTGCCAAACATAGTGATTAAGTTTTGTTATCTTGTCATCTTCGTTAATGTTATTCAAGTGTTCCCAAAGTTGCTCGGTATTGAAATCTGAATTATTAGCATTGTTGTAAGCTCTTAATATGTTTGGCAAAATTGGAGTTTCACCTGCATAGTGATTCATTCCAAAAGGATGCGTTACAGGTACTAAATTTTCTCCTTTCTTAGTGAATACTAAAACATAGTCAGGCATTGCAGTAAAACACTTTGTACTATCTTCTACAATAAACTTGTGCATTAAAGATTGTACCATAGTTCTCATTCTAACCTTTAGTGGCTCTTTCCAAATTGTAATACGGTTACGATATTCAAAACCATATTTAGTATGTAGTCGAATAATCTCATTAGGAAAGTCCCAAAGTCTACAAGTGTTATCAAATACATCGGTACAATGAACAGCCGTTATACGTCCTGGTTTTGTTACTCTTGCAATTTCAGATATTAAAAATTCATATTGATCTAAAAATTGTTCTTTACTTTCACAGTTTGAAAAGTCATTTTCTGAACTTGAATAGTTGTATAATCCTGCAAATGGCGGACTATAAACTGACAAATCAATTGATTCATTACCTAGTGTAGGCATTACTAACATACAATCTGAATTATAGATTGCGTAACGGTCCGTTACAATTTGGTCTTTTACTTTGTTTTCTGTACTCATAATTATAAAAATGAAGGTTTAATTAATTCTTTGTTAAATTCTTTTACTTTGTGTTCAAATGAACGGTTTACGTTTTCTGTTAAATTTTTATGCAATAAGATTGCCTTTTCTGTTTTCTGTTGTAATGCTTCTAATACTCTTGTTTGACCGTCTGAAATAACCATATCAATAGTTACATCATTCTTTTGTCCAAACCTCCAAAAACGTCTTATAGCTTGGTAGTATTGTTCGTAACTCCATGTAGGAAAAAATACCGAATGATTACAATGCTGCCAATTCAAACCCATTGAAGTCATTTTAGCTTTTGTTATTAATCGTTTAATTTCACCATTTGCAAATGCTAATAGTATTTCTTCTTTCTTTTCAATTGATTGACTGCCTATAATTTCAACAGCTTCCGAATCCATTTCTTTTAGTAGTTTACTTTCATTATTTGTATTACACCAATAAACCGAAGTTTTACCAGCAGCTAATTCAACAGCCTTTGTACATCTTTCAAATTCTGTATTCTTTTGTTCGTGTCTAATTTCATTGAAATTTTTAGCAACAATATTAAACATTTGAATTTGACCATCAACAGCTATTTGACTTGTATTATTTACCACGTGTTTGTTTACAATCAATTCAGGTAAATTATAACGATCATTTGAAAAGCCTAAATCACTAGGCATCTTTGCCATAATTGACCATTGATTAACCCACGCAAAAAAATCCTTTTCAGCGTGTGGCTTTAAATAAAACTTTTCACCTATGTTACGGTTACTATTATCAATTGATCCTTGATTGTTTTTAAAAAACTTCCCTAACATATCCATATAACCCATGTAACCCAATGCTTCCGAACTTGTTCCTAATTCTATAAAGTCATTCGGACTAGGAGTTGCAGTACTTAAAAATCTATACGGTATTTTCTTGACAAAGGTTGTAACCTCCTGCTTAATTTTACCGTCAAAGTTTTTTAATATTGAACTTTCATCTAAAATAACACCTACAAAATCATTTTCATTAAAGTAATGTAACCGTTCATAATTACATACTACAATCTTTTTTGTATGCTTACCATCTTTTGAATATTCAATGTCATCAATTCCTAATTTTTCAGCTTCTAAAATGAATTGAAAAGCAACAGCTAAAGGTGTTAAAATCAATACTTTTTTATTCGTATGGTTAATAATGTTTTTTGCTATTGATAACTGTATTAAAGTTTTGCCTAATCCAGTATCAGCAAATACAGCAGTACGACCTTTTCTAATTGCCTTTTCAATTATGAATTTCTGAAAGTCAAAAGCCATATCAGGAATATAATTAGGCTCAAATCCAAAATTACCTAAAAGGTGTTTTTTGTTTTCAATGAATTTTTCGTAATCATTCATTTTAGTTTTGTTTTGTCGGTTAATAATGTTGGATTAATTTGTTCAATCCAATTTTGCAAAGTGTTTAATTTGTTTTTCATAATACATTTTTTTAAATAAAAAAGCCCTAATTAAATCCGTTGCTTCTGACGTCAACTTCATTAAAAAGGGCAATAAAATTCTTTAAGTTCCTATAATGTCAGAAGGGAACGTTTACAAATATAATACTTATTTTTTAATAAGCAAGTCATTAGGATATATTCCTCTTCTTGAATCACATTCATCTTCCCATTCATCTAATAGCCATACATCGTATATCAAACTAGGTAAGATATCAGCTTTTTCTATTGCGTGTTCTTTTGAATTAGCTTTACCTATCCAGTATGCAGGTTGATTGTTTCGTGTGTAAAATACTTTATAGTAACTCATATCACTAGGTTATTATCGTTTGCAAATTCTCTAATTTGTTCTCTTAAATAGTCAGCCATATCTAGTTCACTTTCTGAAGCATCTCTATTTTGATACACACCGTGCTTAGTAGTTGACCTTAATAATTGGTCAAGCTGCAAAACTGTGCCCTTCCAATCAAATGCTTCCATTGCTAGTTTAGCATCTTCTACATCGTCATATTCAATCGTTATTTTCATAGCTAAAAAATTAAGGGGCTTTTACACCCCGTTTAATTAAAAAGGTAAATCATCTGTTTCTGCTAGTTTACTACTAGTTGATTGCATTGACATTCCTGTTGGCTTTGCTTCCGTTCTTTCGACAAATTCAGCTTTGTAAATACGACCATCTGTCCAAGCTACTTTACCGTTACCTACAAAGTTCTTTTTAACTTTTGCTTCTCGGTCTTCTTTTGACTGCTGAACAAAGATACTAGCATTGTTGCCATAGTCATCTTGTTTGTCATTTACACTCATAGTGTACTTATCGTAACCACCTTGTGCGTTCTTGATACTGAAATTAATTAAGCTAGACATATATTTATTTATTTATTGGTTACTAATTAAAATTCTAAATCTAATAATTCTTCTAAATCAATTCCATCTTCAGTTTGAAGAATATCTAAACACATTCCATTCAAATACCATTCTTTA